GGCCGGGCCGAAAGCGCGCAATTCGCCCGCGCAAACGCGCGCACCCCCTGCCCCCCGCCCCCGCCCTCTGCGTTGGGGGCTCCCACGCAAAATTTTCCAACTTTTTTGTCCACAGGCCCCACACGCCACTTGTCAGCAATATATCGATATGCTATCGCCACACAGTCACGAGGGAGACATACATGGATTTCAAAACACCGCAGGAACTTCGCGCGCACTACGCTGCCATCAAGCAGCGGATAGCGGCGGCTGCCAGGGCCGCCCAGATTGCTATGGCTCCTCCGCCGCCACCACCACCTTTACCGCCGGAGCCGAAGCCTGATTTGCGTCCACCTTTGCTGGCTGGCGCTCCGGTTGGCCCGATCCGTGAGGTTATTGAGCCGATCCTTCAACGCCATGAGTTGACATGGCGGGAGATTTCCAGCGCAAAGAGGTCGAACAGGCTGGTTGCGTGTCGGCATGAGTGCATGTGGGAGATGCGCCGGGCTGGCATGTCGTACCCTACGATCGGCGGACTTTTGAATCGTGACCATACGACTGTAATGCACGGGGTTAAAAAGTATGAACATACACGTACTGCTTGATGCTAAGGACAAGGAGCATGGGAATGTCAACGATGTTTCCGATGCTGTTTGCGGCATGTGGGATATTTTTTATGGAAGCAACAACTGCGCAGCTATGACCCATATTGAGCGGATGTGTATGCACATGATTATGATGAAGCTTGCCCGTGCGATGTCTGGTGGCCGGTTGAAGGATCATTGGTTAGACATTGCTGGTTACGCCCAGCTTGTGGTTGATGAGATCGAGAGGAATAGCCGGCCTAATGAGGGCGGGTATGGAGAGCAGGGATTATGAACTACAAGCCTATCTACATACGGTTGAACACTTCAACTGTTGAGAGCCTCAAGCATCATGTTGAGAAGGGTCCGCACAGATCGATGGCTGCGTTTATTGAAGATGCTTTGCGCCGTCGCTTTGCGGAGATCAATGCCCAGCAACCGCCTGTTGATCGGTTGCGTCAGGCAGTCGAGAGGACGAGATGACAACGGTTGCTTCAATTGTGTTGGGCCTGCTGGTGGTTCCGCTGATTGTCCTGAACATTCTCTGCGTCGCAGTCTTTTGGTGTACGCGTCAAGAGATCGGGAGGCTATTCGATGTGGATCGTTGGCATTGATCCAGGCGCGTCAGGTGCCTTGGCATTTTTTGATGATGAGAAGTGTGTACTTGAGATACATGACATGCCTGTGCTTGTTGTCAAGCGCAACGGCAAGCTGAAGCGTGAGGTATCGACGCCGATCGTCGCCGGCCTGCTGCGCAAGTACGAACCGACGCATGCGTATTTGGAGTTAGTTGGTGCGAGGCCTGGGCAGGGTGTGTCTAGCATGTATCAATTTGGCCGGACGGTCGGCATGCTGGAGGGATGTTTGGGTGCCTTGATGGTGCCGACGACAGTGGTCGCGCCGCAGCGGTGGCAGAAGTTTACGGGAACTCGTGGCGGCAAGGGTGGCGCGCGGCTTAGGGCTGCTGAGTTGTTTCCTGCATTTGCGACGTATTTTGCGCGGGCTAAGGACGATGGTCGCGCTGACGCGGCTTTGATCGCTTGGTGGGGTGTTACCAAATGATGGTATTTTTTTTGGCGGCATTTTTGGGCATTGCGCCTGCGCAGGCATCGTCGTTGCATTGCACGCCGCCGGCACTGCGTGAATTTGTGCGCTATCACAAGTTGACGGTTGTTAGCAGTTATCGACGCGGTGCGCGGATACGAGGCAAACGGCGTGCTTCTTTGCACTCTTATTGCGACAAGCGTCGTGGGGCTGTTGATGTCAAGTGGAAGCGTGGCATCATACGCGCGGCTTTAAGTAAGGGATTTGGTGTTATCACTTACGCCAGATGCACACATCACCGGCACATACATCTCAGTGTTGGTGGCAACGAACACCGACATCATATTCGATGTCGGTCACGATCTCGCCGCTAATCAACGGTGGGGCGCATCATGTGATGCGTTGAGATCACTGGGTTGATCTCGTTTGATTGTCCCCTCGACTAGGCCAGCACTTAGGTGCTGGCCCTTTTCGGGGATTAACTCAAAACTGTGAAAGGTTAACAGCATGTCAATATTAGGTCTTAGCAATTCCAGCAATGGTGGCGGCAAGTATATCCGCTATATGCCCTCGATGAATGCGTGGGTGGTCAATAAAGAGGAAGTTGAACTCAAGCAGTTTGTTATCGATCATGGATCGGTAAAGTCCGGCTGGGGGCTAATGGCGGAGGGTCAGGCACCGCAGTGGGTTTGGGACGAGCGTTTAGGCGTGCAGGGGAAGAGGCCGGACGGTGACTATCGTCGCGGGTTCTCGATAAAGCTGTTCGTGAAAGACATTGGCGTTGTCGAGTGGTCATCCACTGGCACCGGCCCTGTCATGGGTTTCGAGAGCGTGTTTGAAGAAATATGGAACGCAAAGGAGAAGAACGCTGGCAAGGTTCCGGTTGTCAAATACGTTGGCTCTGAAGCCATGAAGGTTGGCAAGGGTAACACGCGCAAGCCTAAGTTCGAGATCGTTAAGTGGGTCGCACGCGATAGCATTGAGTGGGATGAGGCTGCACCGGAAGCAGCACCGGAGGATGATATCGAAAGCGACGATTTTTGATAGCGAAGGGGCGGGCAGTCAAGCTCGCCCCCATTTGTCGGGGGACAGATGTCTTATTTGGAACCATTACTGAGAGCTGCAAAGCAATATTGGGGTCCACCCAATGAGCGGCTATCGACAGGCAAGCAATTGCGGTACGGCAGCCACGGCAGCAAAGCGATCGACCTGGAGAAAGAAATCTGGTTCGATCACGAATTGGACCAAGGCGGCGGGCTGGCTGACTTGATCCGTATGCAGGAGCCTGATATCAGCGTTGTCGATCGCATGGCGGAATTTGGTTTGCCTAAAACTGGCCAGCGAACAGAGACTGCATATAATTACACAGACGCTGACGGCGTGATCCGTTATCAGGTTGTCCGCATAGACAGCAGCGACGGCAAGACTTACCGGCAGCGTCAGATCGCCGACGATGGCAATCCTATATATTCTATGGCCGGCGTCACGGCATTGCCGTATCGGCTTGCCGATATTCTGAACAGCACGGGTCCGATCTTCGTGTGTGAAGGAGAGAAGACTGCCGACGCGGTGGCAAGCCTTGGGCTGGTGGCAACGACAGCGCACGGCGGTGCCGGTCGATGGTGGCCAAGTTTGAATGATTACTTCCGCAGCCGTCCTGTCGTTATTTTGCCTGATAATGATGAGCCGGGCGAGCGCCATGCAAGGATTGTGGCCGATGCTTTGACAGGCACGGCGCGATCGGTCAGGGTACTTCGTCTGCCGGATTTGCCGCGCAAGGGCGATGCTGTGGACTGGATCATCATGGGCGGTACGAAAGACCGGCTGATTGATCTGGCAAAGGGTTGCCCGTTCTATGATCCGTTGCAGCAGCCGGAGATCAAGCCTGATATTATTGAGGCTGCGCAGAACACGGTTGATCGTCCGCGCATATCGTTGACATCGTGGGCAGACATCGAGGACATCGAGGTTGCGTGGCAGATCGACAAGCTGCTGCCGGCTGGTGGACTGTGTGGCATGTACGGCAGGCCAGGGTCTTACAAATCATTTGTGGCGTTGTACTTGTCGGCAATGATTGCAATGGGGCAAGAGGCATTTGGTCGGTCAACTGTGCAAGGTCCGGTCGTTTATATTATGGGCGAAGGTGGAAGCGGCTTGAAGCCAAGGCTTGATGCGTTGGCAAGTCATTACGGCATAGACGAGCCACCTGTATATTTTTTGCGCTCGCAACTTGATTTGCGATCGACAGAAGACGATGCAATTGCATTGGTGCAGGCTGTGGGTGCATTAAATATCAAACCGGCGATGTTGGTGGTTGATACATTGAACCGTGCGTTTGGTGGGGGCGATGAGAACACATCTGAAGCAATGGGCGGATTTATCAGCCGCTGTGGTCTGATCCAAGATCAACTTGGTTGTTCTGTCCTTGTTGTGCATCATGCTGGTAAGAATGAGGCGGCAGGAAGTCGCGGTCACAGTTCATGGCTTGGTGCTTTGGATGCAGAATATGAGCTTACAAAGATCAGCGATGAAGACAGTCCTAATCGCATTGGCAAATTGGCCGTCACGAAGATGAAGGATGGTGAAGACGGATTTGACATTGGCTATAAGATGGAGGTTGTTGCATTATCGCCTATCGGTGGCAAGTCAAGCCTTGTTTGCGTGCCGCTGGATGAGGATGGCATGCACGATCTGAAGGCTAAGTCGAAACCGTTGACGAGGCATCAGCAGCAATTATTTGACGCTATTGAAATGGCTATCGCGGAATGCGGTGAGGTTGTTGGTAGTAATCACATACCGTTTGATGCCAAGTGTGTTAAACTACGCACAGTCCGTGAGTATTATTATAAACTTGGTGGCGCAGAGCAAGAAACACTTAGAAAGAGATTTCAACGATGCTTTGACAGCTTGCTACAACGTGGCACGATCGCAGTTTGGGGCGATCACGTTTGGATAGTTTAAAGATGAAGAAGATCAGCAGGCGTGATTTGATTAGCAGAGGGACGGAGGGCCGCGAGGCGGTACGTCAGGAGATCGAAGCGGTGGGTGCATCGCAGATCACTGACGTACTGTCTTGGCAAACGAACGAGTTTGGTCAGATCACGAATGTGCAGATCGTGCCGTCCGATCAGTTGCCAGAGCGAGCGCGGCGTGGGATCAAGAAGATCAAGATCACGCCAACGGCTGTTGGTAATCAGGTCGAGGTCGAGATGCACGATAAGCTGTCTGCGTTGCGGCTGCTGGCGCGGGCAGAGGGACTGCTGGATGGGACTGATGATGCTGACAAGCGTCCAAGCCTCGTCGGGATTAACTTGCGTGGACCAAAGGAACTGACGGATGGCGAGAACGAGGGCAGCGACGGACAAGTCGAAGCGACCGAAAAAGCAGACGGAGCAGGAGGCGCTGGAGGGGCTGGACCTTGATTTCAGCAAGTCGCCGGTTGTCTGGCGGTTTCTGAATGATGACAGCTTTGTTCGCGGCTTGCTTGGGCCTGTCGGCTCAGGCAAGTCGTATGCGTCTGCGGCTGAGATTATCTTGCGAGCAGTCAAGCAGGCACCATCGCCGCAGGACCATATAAGGTACACGCGGTTTGTGATTGTGCGTAACTCTTATCCTGAGTTGCGGACAACGACGATCAAGACTTGGCAGGAACTGTTTCCTGAGAATGTTTGGGGTGCCATGCGCTGGTCCCCGCCGATCACGCATCACATCAAGCTGCCGGCGAGGGGTGACGTTCCAGGCATTGACTGCGAAGTAATTTTTTTGGCATTGGACCAGCCCAAAGATGTCAGAAAGCTGCTATCATTGGAATTGACCGGCGCATGGGTAAACGAAGCACGAGAGTTGCCCAAGGCAGTGATAGACGGATTGACCCATCGCGTCGGTCGCTTTCCTACAAAAGCTAATGGTGGGCCGACATGGCGCGGCATTTGGATGGATACCAACCCGATGGACGATGACCATTGGTGGTATAAGCTGGCTGAGAAGGAGCCGATCCGGGGCCAGTACAAGTGGACGTTCTTTAAGCAGCCTGGTGGCGTAGTCGAGTCCTTTGACGACGACGAGGCGATTTTCTCTGCCGGCAAGTTCTGGAAGGAGAATACGTCCGCTGAGAACATCAACAATCTGCCGATGGGGTATTATGCCCAGCAGCTTGCCGGCAAAAACCTGGACTGGATCAGGTGCTATGCGCAGGGCGAGTACGTATATGTGCAGGAAGGGCGACCTGTGTGGCATGAATACGATGATTCGACGATGGTCGATGATTTACGCATCCGCGAAGGTGAGGATGTGCATATCGGGCTGGACTTTGGTTTGACGCCTGCTGCAGTGTTTGGCCAGAAGATCGAGGGCCGCTGGCATGTGGTCCATGAACTTGTATCGTTCAGCATGGGGCTGGAAAAATTTACGCACATGCTGTTGAGCGAGATCAACACGAAGTTTCGCATGTCCCAGGTTTTTATATGGGGCGATCCTGCTGGTATGAAGCGGGATGAAATCTTTGAGGTAACGGCCTTCGAGCATTTGCAATCGGTCGGCCTGAAGGCGCAGCCAACGGCATCGAACGATTTCATGGTGCGCCGTGAGGCCGGTGCTGCACCGATGCAGCGGCTGGTCAATGGCAGACCCGGTTTGCTGATCCATCGTGACTGCCACCGGCTCAGGAAGTCACTTGCCGGCGGCTACCATTTCAAGCGTGTCGCTGTCGGTGCTGGCCATGAGCGGTTCAAGGATAGTCCACATAAGAACGAACACTCACATGTCGGCGATGCGTTTGGCTATCTGATGATGGGCGGCGGCGAACACAAGTATATCACTCGCGGCAAGTCTGGTCCTAGCGGCAAGCAGTTTGTGGCAACATCTGATTTTAGCGTATTCTAATGCCAAAGGTTACGATCGTACCATTTCGATGGTATCACATCAAGGCAATTGACATCCGCGAAGCAGAAAGGCGGAACATAGAGCAAGTGCCTGGTTATATGGATAAGCTAAAACAGCAAGAGGCATTAGGCCTAAGCTGCACAGCTATAGTAGATGGTGAGGGTCCGGCTTGCTCTTGGGGCTACATACCGCAATGGCCAGGCGTTTATGAGTGCTGGTTCCTGTCTGGATATCTAATTGAACGCTATCCGATAGCTACAATACGCCAATCGAGATATCACATTGATAGCGACGCTATCACTTTGCAAGCACATCGATTGCACATGTCAGTAGATGCAAGCGATGTGATAGCATTACGATATGCAAAATCTTTAGGATTTACTAGCGAAGGGGTTATGAAGGCATATGGACCCGACAAGCGGGACTATGTTCGACTTGCAAGGATTTTCTGATGGCAGGATTGTTTGGTGGTGGCGGGAATGCTGAGGCCATGCAGGCGCAGCAGCTTGAAATGCAGAAGAAGCAGCAGGCCAGACTTGATGCTCAGGAAGTTGATAGGCAGAGGCAGATGGCCGCAATGGCTACGGCACGTCGCTCTGGTGGCATGCGTCAGCTTCTTGCCAATACCGATGCGGGTCAAAAAGATCTTGGCCAAGCTGGTACAACTACTCTTGGATCAGGTTCCTAATGCCAACAAACTTCACGTTTAATCCAGGCGTGAGGTTGGATATGTTGAGTGCGCCGACGCGCAATATGCTCATGTATATCCAGCGCAATGCCACTTTGCCTGACCTAAACATCACGTCGGGGCATCGGACGGCTGCGCAAAATATTGCAGTTGGCGGCGCTAGCAATAGTCAGCATTTGCATAGCAATGCTCTGGACATCCCGATCGGCCACCTGACGGACGAGCAAAAGTCAAATCTTCTGGCGCAGGCTATAGCTGCCGGAGCAAGAGGCGTCGGCATCTATAAAGGCGGAAAGACGCTTCATATAGATACGCGCAGCAACCCGTCGCTGTGGGGTGCTAACCCTAACGCACCTTATGCCAGCGCAAAGCCAGAGGCTTTCCCGGCATGGGCGCAGCCGCATCTTGCCAAGCTGATGGGTACAGGCGGCGGCGTGATCCCCAATCCTCCTCCGCTTGGCGGCGTCTTTAAGGATATTGATGCAGGCGCTGCAATGTTTGGCGTCAATCCCGCTTTGATGCGTGCAACAGCGTGGCGAGAGAGCCGGTTCAAGCCTGGCGCAAAGAACCCCAATAGCAGTGCCGGCGGATTGTTCCAGTTCACTGACGCCACATGGAACAGCATGGTGGCCAAGTATGGTGCATTGGTCAAGATGCCAATGGGGACAACCCGCTTCGATCCGAAGTGGTCTGCGATTATGGCTGCGGCTCTGACGAAAGAGAACAGCCAAACTATTACGCAGATTACAGGCGCTACGCCGACCGATGGTGAATTGTATGCTGCGCATTTTCTTGGTGCGGCAGGCGCCGCTAGCTTGATGCGTATGAACAAGGAAACGCCAAACGATATTGCTGCTAATTATTTCGAGAAGGCAGCCGTCGCTAATCCTAGCATCTTCTACGATAAAGATGGCAACACACGATCAATTTCACAGGTTTATAAAGATCTTACGACCATTAAGACAGATGGTATGCCGGCAGAGACACCGGATGCAGCGGCAACTCCAGCCGTCAAACAGGCTGCTAAAGAAGATACGCCAGTGGCGCAGTTCCGAATGCAGCCGATCCCAGTAGCGCAGCAGCAGTTGCAGCAGGGTGGTCCGCAGGTTGAGAGCGAAATTGGTAGAATGGCGCAGCGGTTTGGCTTGCGTTCGAGAGGTTTGATCGGATGAAGTACCCGCTTGAAGTCGATGATTTGATGAAGCGCAGCGAGAAAGCATACGCTCGCAAATTGAATTGGCGTCAGATCTATCAAGATTGTTATGAATACGCTTTGCCCCAGCGAAATCTGTACGATGGCGCATATGAGGGTGGCGTGCCTGGCCAGAAGAAGATGGTCAAGGTGTTCGACTCGACAGCGATCCATAGCACGCAGCGTTTTGCCAATCGCTTGCAGTCAGGTCTGTTCCCGCCCTATGGACGCTGGATGAGACTTGAGCCAGGCACCGACATTCCGATGGATCGGCGCATCGAGGCGCAGGCTGCACTGGACATATATGCCGATAAATTTTTTACGGTTTTGCGCCAAAGCAATTTTGATCTGGCTATGGGCGAGTTCCTGCTGGACCTGACTGTCGGCACAGCCGCTATGATGGTACAGCCAGGCACGGGTGATATGCCTGTCCGCTTTCAGCCTGTACCAGAATATCTGTTGGCGTTCGACGAAGGCGTTGACGGCATCCCTGAGAACGTCTACCGGCGTATGCGCCTTAAAGTCGAAACAATACAACCAACATGGCCTGACGCCAAGTTGAGCGATACGCTCAAGCGTATGTTGGTTGAACGGGCCACCGACGAAGTTGACTTGTTGGAAGCGACCACACACGATATTCAAAAAGATGAGTGGCATTATTGCGTGATCTTTGGCCGCGACAAGGAGAAGATCGTCCATCGTAAAATGCGGTTCTCTCCGTGGATTGTCTCTCGGTATAGCAAGCTGGCTGGTGAAATCTATGGTCGCGGTCCTCTGGTTGCGGCATTGCCTGACATCAAGACGCTGAACAAGACTGTCGAACTGCTGCTGAAGAATGCGTCTCTGGCGATTGCCGGCGTCTACACTGCGGCAGACGATGGCGTTCTGAACCCGCAGACGATCCGCATCGTTCCCGGTGCGATCATCCCGGTAGCTCGCAATGGTGGGCCGCAGGGCGAGAGCCTTCGTCCTCTGCCGCGTGCTGGCGACTTTAACGTGACGCAGCTTGTGCTTCAGGACATCCGCATGAATGTCAAGAAGATGCTGCTGGACGATACACTTCCGCCCGACACTATGTCGGCGCGTTCGGCTACTGAGATCGCTGAACGCATGAAAGAGTTGGCGACCAATTTGGGTTCTGCGTTTGGCCGCCTCATTACTGAGACCATGGTCCCTGTTGTCACCAAGACACTACAGATCATGGACGAAGTTGGCATGATTGATCTGCCGCTGAAGGTCAACGGCCTAGAGGTTAAGGTTGTGCCGATCTCGCCGATCGCACAGGCGCAGCAGATGGGCGAGATTGAAAAGACTTTGCAGTGGTTCCAGATTTCGCAGCAGATGGGACCAGAAGGCCAGATAGCATCAAAGCCTGGCGAGATTGTCGATATGATCGCAGACAATCTTGGCATCCCGGCCCGTGTCCGTACTACGCCGGAAGAGCGGCAGCAGAAAATGGAAGAGATGCAGCAGCAGCAGCAGGCCATGATGGCTATGCAGATGGCCCAGCAGGCGGCAGCATCTGGCGCACTGCCGGCAGATCAGGGACAGGCGGCACCAGCGGAGCCGCCGCTGCCCGGTGAGGATCTAGAGGAAGTGTAAGAGGTTTCTGTGGAGGGATGGGATTTTTTTGAGCCGCAGCCTGACGAGGGCAAGCCGGCAGAGAAGCAGGACATTGACATCCTGATTTCCAAAACATTTGGCAGCGAAGAAGGCCAGAAGGTTCTGGCTTGGCTTCGCGGTTTGACGATTGAAGCGCCGGCATGGGTGCCGGGGCAAGACGCATCGTATGGATATGCACGCGAGGGACAGAACAGTCTAGTGCGCGAGATCGAGCGTCGTATTGTGAGGGCAAGGGCATGAATGATGAAAGTCTGATCGGAGATCTTCCTCAAGAGGAAGAGGCACCGGCACAGGTTGATATCTCGCACGTTCAAGAAGAAAAGGCACCACAGTCTGCCCCAGACAACACTGGCACAGAGCAATGGATATCTTCTGTCAGCGAGACGCTGTATAAGGACGGCAAACCAAATTTTGAGGCATTGCCAGAGAAATACTGGAAGGATGGCACACCTGATCTTGGGTCAGCCCTGAAAGCACGCGCAGAACTGGAGAAGCGGTTTAGTCGCGGTGAACATAAAGTACCTGAGAGTTACGACACGTCATTCATGTCTGAGTATGGCGTGCCGGACGATGATCCGCTTGTCGGCTCGTTCTCTGAGTGGGCCAAGGAAAACGGTGTTAGTCAAGAAGGCTTTCAGAAGCTGGCGCAGACCTACATCAATAGTCAGCTTGAAGTTCAGAAATCGATGCAAATCGACATCAATGCGGAGAAACAGAAACTCGGTCCTAACGCCGACAAGATCATTGGCGAGATGGCTGCATGGGGTCAGAACATGGTCAAACGTGGCATCTGGTCTGTTGATGATTTTGAGGAGTTCAAAATCATGGGCGGCACGGCTAAGGGGCTGAACGCATTGATGAAAGTGCGCGAGTATTATGGCGACATGCAACGTATTCCAGTTGATATTGCGGCTGTATCGGATCGTCCAAGCAAGGAAGACCTAAACGCTATGATTGCCGATCCGCGTTATGCGTCTGACCCGTCCTATAGGCGTAAGGTAGAGCAAGCATTTGAGAATGCTTATGGTGAATAATATCAAGGGCTAGACTTCTTGTCTGGCCCATGATATAGCGATATTGCGGCTACCTGTATTTATACAGCCCGCAGACTGGCATGGCCCGTTGGGGGCATTCGTTATTGCTCAAGTCGAGGCCCGGTTGCCGGCCACCCTCTGCGACGAACCCATATATATCAATCTTGAAGGAGTATAGATATGGCACAGGCCATTTCCAATGCCTTCGTTCAGTTGTTCGACGCAGAAGTCAAACAGGCTTATCAGGCTTCTCGTCAGCTTGCCGGCCTAGTCCGCGAGCGTAACAACGTCGAAGGTTCTGTTGTAAAGTTCCCGAAGATCGGCAAAGGCTCTGCCACGCTGCGCGTGCCGCAGGCTGATGTCACCCCGATGAACGTCAGCTACAGCCAGGTTACTTGCACATTGCAGGACTGGAACGCTGCCGAATATTCGGACATCTTCCACCAGGCAAAGGTAAACTTCGACGAGCGCCGTGAACTCGTTCAGGTCGTTTCGGCTGCCGTTGGCCGCCGTATGGACCAGCTTGTGATCGACGCCTTGGCCGCATCATCCTCTTCGCTCACTGTTTCTAACGACATTGGCGGAACGGATAGTGGTCTGAATGTTGCCAAGCTGCGCCGTGCCAAGGCTCTGCTGGACAAGCAGAACGTGCCGATGGACGGTCGCTGCATGCTCATCCACGCGAACTCGCTGGAAAGCCTGCTTGGTGAAACAGCCGCGATCTCCGCAGACTTCAACAGCGTTCGCGCTCTTGTTGCCGGCGAGATCAACACGTTCCTGGGCTTCCGTTTCATTACGATCGGCGATCGTTCTGAAGGCGGCCTTGCGATCGACGGCTCGAACGATCGTGTTGTCTATGCGTTCCACAAGGACGCCATAGGCTTCGCAGTTGGTATGGCCATGCGTTCGGAGATCAACTACGTTGCTGAAAAGACTTCGTATCTGGTCAACGGCATGTTCTCTGCTGGTGCGATCAACATCGACGATGAAGGCATCTGCCTCATCACCACCCGCGAAAGCTAAGGAGAACTAACCATGGCGTTCGATAAAACTGGATGGTCTACCATCGCTGCCGGTAAGGCTGGCAATGCCCCTTCGATGTACAGCTACAAGACGGCTGACACGCAGGCCACTGTCAACACCGCTGGCTACTTCAACAGCATCGCTTCGATTGTTTCGGTAGGCGATATCATCTTCGTGTATGACACCACTACCCCGTCTCTGGTACTGACCTACGTCAATGCCAACAGCGGAACCGTTGTCGATATTGCGGACGGCACCACCGTTTCCGCAACCGACTCTGACTAATAAAGTTGGCCGGGGGAAACCCCGGCCTTCACCTATTCGGGGAACATAATGGCTGCCGGCGACACAAAACTATCCATTTGCTCCGATGCAATGATTATGCTGGGCGCTGCCCCGCTTTCGTCGTTTAGTGAAGGCACCGATGCTGCGCAAGCTGCTGATCGCCTATATGACGATATCCGCGACACGATGATTGCTCAGTATCCCTGGGCGTGGTCTATGAAGAAGGTTGCTCTTGCCCGTCTGGCGGCGGCACCTACGAATGAATGGAAGTATGCCTACGCCATGCCGGGCGATATGCTTGGAGAGCCGCGTGCTTTGTTCGACAGTTCTGCTGTCGGCATGCGTCCCATCACCGGTTGGGAAGTCTACGGCACAAGCATATTCACGAATTATGGATCGGTCTGGATTGATTACCAGTATCAGGTTGAAGAGAGCAAGATGCCTCCGTATTTTGTGCGCGTCTTAAAAGCGGCACTTGCTTCTGCTTTCTCTATCCCAGTTGCCGATAGTGCATCAAAAGGGGACTTTTTTCATGCTATGGCATTTGGCCCTGCGTCGGACAATATGCGTGGTGGACTGATGCGCGTTGCAATGAACATAGACGGCAGCCTGCCACCACAGGCAATTGAAGATTTCCCTCTGGTTGCTGTGAGGGGCTAAATGCAGATAACGACACTTCAGAACGATTTTACCAGCGGCGAAGTTGACCCAAAACTTCGCGCTCGTTCTGATTTGGAGCAATACCGCAGCGCACTTGCTACAGCAAAAAACATAACGGTTCAGCCCCAAGGTGGGGCAAAGCGGCGGCCTGGATCGCGTTATATTGCGTCCCTCCCAAGCGACGCGAGCCAGGCCGTCCGCATGGTTGCTTTTGAATATTCTGTCGATACCAGTTACATGCTGGTGTTTACTCCTGGCAAAATGCACGTGTTCAAAGATGGGGCGCTTATCACAAATATTAATGGCAGCGGTAATGATTACCTTGCTGTTGCCGCAATTACATCTTCCATTATACCGACAATGACGTGGACGCAGCAATATGACACGTTGATTGTTGTTCATGAAGATCTTGAGCCGGTTAAGATATTCCGTGGCGGAAATGACTCGACATGGACGGCAAGCACGTTAACGCTGACCAATGTGCCGTATTACGATTACGATCATATCGATCTTTATCCAAAATCTACAATAACACCAAGCGATACCACCGGTACTATTACCATCACGGCATCTGCCTACACTGGTGACACAGGTAGTTTGCAGGCAGCGACAACAACAACGATGACGCTGAAGGCGGCGGCGGGTTCGACCGATGATATATTTGTCGGGCTGTGCATCGTTATGACCAGCGGCGCGCAAGATGGTAAGGCTCGCAAAATTGTAGATTACAACGGAACAACAAAGGTTGCTACTATCTACCCTGCGTGGGAAACGGCACCAGTCGCTTCTGACAATTACAAGGTTGTTCCATACGCGGAAGAGAGCGTCAACCAGTACATCAATGCTGTGCCATTTGGGCGCGCTAGAATTGTTAAGTTCCTAACCGACACAACTGTTCAGGTATATACAAAAGTTCCGTTCCCCAATACAGACCCGATCGTGTCTGGTGACCATAGCGCCGAATGCTTTTATGAGCCGGTATGGTCTGCTACCCGTGGTTGGCCGCGCAGTGTCGCGTTCTATCAGGGCCGATTGTACTTTGGCGGATCTAAGGGGCGGCCTTCTACAATTTGGGGTAGCCGCGTAGGCCAGTATTTTGACTTCAATCCTGGTGAGTCACTGGCTGATGACAGCGTTGAGGCAACAGCAGATACTGGCCAGCTTAATTCAATCAACGATCTGTATCCAGGCCGAGCGTTGCAAATCTTTACGACAGGCGGCGAATTTTATGCGCCGCAACCTGGCGACGATCCGATTACGCCGCAGAACTTTTTTCTAAAGCTACAGACAGAGAACGGTTCGCGTCAGGGCATCCGCGTTGTTAATGTTGAGGGCGGAACAATCTTCGTGCAGCGGCAGGGCAAGGCGCTGCAAGAGTTCATTTACGCAGATACACAGGCTGCGTTTACGTCTGCCCGTATCTCGCTGTTGTCATCGCATTTGTTAAAGTCTCCATCTGAGATGGCTGTCCGCGCAGCAACGTCGACAGATGAAGGCGATCGTTTGCTGATCGTAAACGACGACGATGGGACGATTGTTTGCTATACTCTGCTGCGTTCGCAGAAAGTTATTGCGGCATCGGAGTGGCAGACTGATGGCGATTTCTTGTCAATTGGCGTTGATATCGACGACATTTATGTTGTGGTAAAAAGAACACTACCGGACACGAGCGTAAACTATTACGTCGAAATCTTTGACGAGGCTCTATTTGTTGATTGCGCCAAAAATGCAACGGTTGGATCTTCGACCAGCGGCGTCAGTGGCTTGTCGTTTATTGAGGGCAAGACTGTTAAGGTGATTCGCGATGGTGTTGTTGGTGCTGATAAGACGGTAGCGTCTGGTGCAATCACATTTGATCGCAATGCAGAAGAGTTTTATCAGGTCGGGCTAGATTATACGATTACGATCAAGACGCTTCCGGCTGCGCCAAGATTGCAGCAAGGGTCGATCCGCAGTATGCGCAAACGTGTTTACGATATCACGGCTGACTTGTTCGAGACGCAGAACCTGACCATCCAAGGTCGCAATGTTGCGTTCCGGCAGTTTGGTGAGGATGTCTTAGACAGTGCTGTTGTTGGCTATACTGGCATCAAGAAAATTGAGTGTTTGCTTGGATACGATCGAGAGGGTGCAATTACTATTACGCAAAATCAACCGCTAAAGGCTACGGTCCTTGGCATTGAATACAAACTATCGGTGGGATAAATGGCATTTCTTGCAGCGATAGGACCAGCAATTGCCGGTGCAGCGTCCACAGTAGGAGCGGCTGCTACCGGCATAGGGATTACGTCATCAACACTTGGACTGCTGAGCAGCGTCGTCAGTGGCGTTGGCGCTCTTGCTACTGGCATGGCGCAGGCCAAGGCCATGGAGATCCAAGCAACTAATGCTTTGATCCAAGGTAATCAACAGGCGATGAACTATCAGCGCCAGGCTATACAGGTGATGAACCGCACAATGGAAACAGAGGCGGCCATCAATGCTCGCGGCGCTGCCGGTGGCATTGATCCGTTTAGTGGATCTGCTGGGGCGCTATCAGAGTATGCTCTGAACAAGGGTCTTGATGAATACAACTGGGCGCAAGAAAATGTTCAGATGGCCAAGTTGGGTGGGGCCGCTAATGCTGCTGCCTATCGAGATGCCGCATCGTCCTATATGATGCAGGGCGTGTTTGGTTTGACCGCTGGTCTGCTTGGTGGATTCCAGAAGTACGGGTCTGTTGGCGGGCAGACTCCAACACAGTCACTTGCTGGTCCTAGAATTATTTCTAGTCTTACGCCATCACCAAGTCTTTCTGGCTATCCGCAATATGTAACCGGCACGATGTACTGAGGACAGATAATTGGCACCACTTCCCAGATATACGCCGGCAGGCATAACGATTGCAGCACCGCAACCTGTGACAGCAGCGGCTGGTCAGGCTGCTGCATCGTTGGGGCGCAACATATCTGCCAGCTTGACGCAGATGTCGAACTTTGCGTTCAGGCAGGCAATGCAGCAGGCTGTCGTTGAAGGTGCAGAATATGGCGCTGATAAGGCACCGACGATCGAGCAGATCAAGCGGGCGCAGGAAGATGGCGATCCGGTCAATGTGCCTGGCGATACGACTACCGTGTTTGGCAGGGCGGCTAGGGCGCAGGCTCTATCCACAATGCGACTGAATGTTGAGTCGGCAGCAAGAAACGAACTCGCCCAGATGCACGCCAACATTCTCAAGACGGAAGTTCCGGCCGACCAGTATGCAGCCCAGATGAACAATCTGATTAAGGGCTACGGCGACGCAATCGCATCTGCATCGCCTACGGCTGCTGGGTCATTGCGGGCAAGCCTCGCGACAATTGCGTCTATGCAGTACAAGGTGCATGCTACGCAACTTGCATCGAAAGCAGAGCAACGCCGCAAGGTTGCAGCGGTTGCTGCAATAGATAATATTGTTGAAAGCGTTGGCAATATCGTTAAGACAGGCGATCAGTTTCAAGATGCTTTTGAACCTGGCGATCAGATTGTTGTTCCATCTGAAGCTATCCTTGCTGGTGAACGTAATAAAATTTTAAAACTAGCCTATAGTATTGGCGATCCAGTTATGGCCAAATCTGCGCTTACACGTTTCAATGACGCAGTTCAAGCGGGCCGGCTTGGTGTTGTTGTTGATTATGTGACAGATGAAACTGGGATGGTTAATATAAGAAGGGCTCAAGAATTAAGAGCTAACCGGGGCGTAGGAACACCAGTTGAGTCTGCATTTGCCGCGATGAATGATGAACAGCGTAGTGCTGTATTTAAGGAAATTGTGCGCCGTGGCAAGGAAGCGCATGATTTGCAAGACGATGCGGATGCAAGATTAGAGCGTAGGCGTTCTGTTGCAATAAGAATGGCAAACACTGAATTCATTGATTATTATGAAAAAGGCAACAAAGATGGCATGAAGGCGTCATTGGAACAGATGCGTATTTTGGGAAGTGATAAATTTGCACCATACAGTACGCTGTTTCGTGGTGGTCCACCAACGACTGATCCCGCTACGCTTCGTGAATTGGAAATCAGGTTATCTAAATTCGAACTAACACGCGCCTATGTTGTGGATAAAATCACAAAGGGTGAACTAAGCGAAAAAGATGCTTTGCCATATTTTGAAAAAATCAAAACGGCAAACAACCAGTCCTTGCAAGAAGCCGTTAAGGCATATCGCACTTATCTTCAACTACCCACTGGGTTGCTTAATCCAATTGGCGCACAACGTGATAAACAAAATAAAGTTGAGGGCATATCCAATAAGCTGGTTGCAGAATTGCAACGTGTTCGTCGCGAAGGCGGATCTTTTGAGCCGATGAAGATTGTTGAGCAAGCAATAAAAGAAGATCAAAATAAAACAATGAGTGCAAGTGAGATAAGTAGAGAGAAAAATAATATTTATTCTTTTTTGAAAAAAAGTAACTCTCTTGGGCCTTTTGCAAGAGAAAAACCAGCAGACATATTAAAGCGCATGGATTCGATTGCTGATCTTGAAACATTGCAAAAAGAATTTATCAACAAGCGCGGACATGAGACAGGCGCTGGATTTGTAATTATACAGCAAAAGATCAAGGCGTTGATCGAAGATTTGAAAAAGAAAGAACGTCTTAAAGGTGGACAGCAATGAACCTTGAGCAAGAACTCTCCAGAACAATGAGCATTGCTGATAGCGAATTGCCTATGCAATTGCGCAATGGTCGTGTTGAAGTGGAACCAAGCGACATTGTGGCTCCATTGCAGAAATCCGACACATGGGGTTTGAGTGAATTTGCGACAGACCCGCTTCGCCCTAAGTTACCCGCATCGCCATTTCCTGGTCAGCCAGCGGAATCACTTGCACTTGGCACACCTGGGAATATTGGTGCTGCTGCGCCTATACAACCTACAGAGGCTGAAAAGGTATTTGGAGGCGCGGTGGCCGGCACAGCACAACAAGTTCTTAATTTAGGGGCAGAAGCAATAGATTATGTTAGCGGCTTGCTCGGCAAAGACCCAAAGGCCCTAGAAGCGGTTCGTAACATAATTCCTAATATTTCCCCAGATACCGAAACCGGCAAGGTCATCAAGAATATAGGGCAATTTGCTTTAACATTCGCTCTGCTAAAGGGTCTGGGGGCAGGCACTGTGACAGCAAGCGTTGCCTCTGATGTATTACAAGACCCAGAAGAAGGCAATTTATCTAGCCTCGCAGTTCAGCTTGGGTTCGCACCAGAATTATTTAAATATCTTGATAGCAAAGTTGGGCGCGACGCATCTGCCGGTAAGAGGTTGCAGGCTCGGATGAAAAACGCATTGGAAGGCGCTGGTCTTGGATATGCCATTGAAGGTATTTTTGCTGGAATTAAGACAATGAAAGCTAATGGCGGCAAGAATGTAAAAGCCATAATCGATCAACTTCGTGATGCAGATTTGCCCGATAATGTCAATTCTGATACAAGCATAACCAATGATGCGGGGTCTATGTAATGGCATTGCAGGATGACATTGGTGCAGTTCTCAAGTCGGCTCTTGAGCCGCAGTCTGCTGTGCCTACGCCGGACATGGAGTTGTCCGCTGATGCCATTGCGCCGCCGCCAGAGCCAGCCCAGCCTAGTGCGCTAGAGCCGTCTGTTTTAGAAGCTCCCGCAACTGATCCTGTGATTGAGCCGGTCAAAGTTGCCGGCATGAAGGATATCGTCGAGGCGATTGCTGGCAGGATCGGCAAACGTGTTACTGAAGCTGAGACACGCACTCGTCCTCAATTACCTGATGTTCCTGTTCAGGTGGTAGACAAGACCGTTCTCATTCGACCAGCGACCGATGATGAGGTAAATAAGCTATCTACCATTTTTAGCAAAGATTATACAAAGGGAATTAACTTCCCCAAGATAGCAGAGGCTGCCGGCGATACTAATTTGGCCAGTTATTTGCAGCAATTGAAAAACGCAAACCCGGATAAATTTGAAGAAGCCAGACGAGGCACATTAAACTTTAAGCAGTTGCTTGAAAAAGCTGACGCAAAAAACGTAGACTCTACAATTTACCAGTGGCTTACAAGGTCAGTCGGTGAAGGTGCAAATGGTGAGGACATCCTTGCTGGCATACTTGCATCAAGAGCCCTGCGAAGTGAAGGAGAGGCTTTAGGTACCAAAGCGTTGACAATGGCTGATGGCCCTGAAAAGGAAGCAGCCCTAAAACGCAGCCTCCAGATAGTTTCTATTGAAGGCGAGTTATTAGCTCAGATTAGTGGTGCCGGGTCTGAGGCTGGCAGGGCTTTATATGTTTTGCGCGAAGCGCAAAAGGCTATGGGCGCTGAATCTATCGAGAAACGGGCTGCCGATATCACAAGCCTCACAAGCCTGTTTGGTGCTGAGACGGCAAAAGATGCTGAATATGTTGTAACTGCTTATCTGGCATTAAAATCACCACATCAGAAATCAACTTTTGTCAAAGCCGGATTCCTAAATCGCACAATGGATGTCATGGCAGAGGCATTCATCAACAGTATATTATCCGCACCAGCAACGCATATTGTTAACGTGGCTGGTAATGCTGGATTTATGGCTACTCGTATGGTTGAAACAGCTATTGCGGGTGGCATTGGCAAATTGCGATCCAAGATTACCGGAAATACCGATCGTGTCTATGCTCGCGAGGCAATTGCTGAAGCGCAAGGTGTTTATGAAGGATTTATGGACGCATTGCTTGTTGCGGGCCAGTCTTTTGTAAAAGAAGAAGCAGGTGATCTTGTCTCAAAAATGGAATTGCGTCGCGCTAAAGCCATTGGAAATACCGGCGATATTGCAGAAATTTATAAACAATTCCGTGAGGGTAATTCTGTAGCCGGTGCAGTAAATGTTCTTGGCGTTGGCATCAGGATGCCTGGACGGTTTCTTTTGGCTGAAGATGAGTTCTTCAAGGCAATTGGCTATAGGATGGGATTGCGTAAGGAAGCATATATCCGAAGCCAGCGTGTCTACGATGAAGCAATTTCTGCTGGCAAGACGCCACAGGATGCGATGTCGATGGCATCGATCGAACGCAACAGAATATTGACTGATCCACCTGAGAGTGTTGTCAAGGACATTCAAGACGCTGCCCGTGAAATGGTCTTTCAGAAAGATCTAACTGGACTAATGAAGAAGGTTCAAGATGCAACACAACACCCGATTGCAAAGTTGTATGTGCCGTTTGTTAAAACTCCAACTAATATTATGAAGGCTGTCGTTGAGCGCACACCTGGTGTTCAGTTTTTTAGTTCTGAATTGCGCAATGATCTTCTGGCTGGCGGCAGAAGAGCCGATATTGCTATGTCGAAAATTGCAATGGGCGGTATGATAACTGGTAGTTTTGCTTACTTAGCAATGACTGGTGGGGAAAACGGCGATATCATTATCAATGGAAACGGCCCAAGCGACCCTAATGTGCGCAAAGCATGGCTACGGCAAAATTTTCTCCCATATTCTGTATCGGTAAAACAAGAAGATGGAAGCTATAAGTCTTTCACTTATAGCCGTTTTGACCCTGTGTCTGGGCTGCTCGCTATTGCTGCTGACTATGCTTACTATGCGAAGCACGAAAAAGACCAGCATGTACTCGATAATTTGGCATCCGCTGCATCGACAGCAATGTCGCAATATATGTTACAGCATCCATATATGCAGAATGTTGCAGAAATGGCACGCGCTCTTATACTTCAGAACCCAACAGAAAAAAATGAAGCTCTGCAAAAATTATTTACAGAGAAACTTACCGCTGGCGTTTTGTCTATTTTGCCAACAGTAAGTTCCGGCTCTGCTGCAATTGCACGATATCGTGATCCAAATCAAAAAAACACAATGCTTCCGGCTGAAGGTTTGTTTGGTGAGGACCCAACTACGTTACCAAATTTTGCAAAAGGTTTTTATACAGCCCTGCAAAAAGCAAAGGCACGCAATCCATTCTTCAATGGTTCTCTGCCACCAGCATTAAACCATTGGGGCGAGACAATGCCGCAGGGGTCTGGCTCTGCATGGGAGATGATAAACCCTGTTCGTATCCGCGACTCCAAATTTAATCTAGTGGATGAAGAACTACAACGTATTAACTTTGGCATATCTGATTTTAAAAAGAAGATCGGCGGCGTAGAACTTAATGCAGACCAATATAACAAATGGATCACTACAACTAATACGATCGATCTGATAAACAACAGGATGCCTGGAGAAGAAGGATACAGTTCAAAAGGCACAATGCTCTATGTGTTGACTGATATGATTATGAGTAAAGACTATGATAGTCTTGTTGGCAATGAGGCAAAACGAAATGCCATAACGGGAATTATTGGCAAGTATCGAAAAGTGGCGCAAGAACGCCTATTCCTGGACACTGAAGTTGACGGTTTTGATCTTAAAGCCAAGATCGATGGGAAAAAGAGGTAAGTTATGGCAGACTACAGCATCAATGCAGTGACGCGCCGCGTCGTATTCAGTGGCTCTGCCGGTGTCGGGCCGTATGCTTTCACTTTTGAAATCTTGGCGCAGACGGACATCGCCGTCTACAAGAACAGCACCAAGTTGACGCTGACCACCGACTACACGGTGACGATCAATGCCAACGGTACAGGATCTGTTACGCTTGTTGTGGCCGCTACCAGTTCCGACACAATTACGATTATTGGATCGCGTGCGATCGAGCGGACGACTGACTTCGTGACTGCCGGTGATCTACTCGCGTCGTCGCTAAACGAACAGCTTGATAGCCAGATCGTAATGATCCAGCAGCTTGCTGAAGAGAACAAGCGAACGCTAAAGGCACCGGCTTACGATCCTGCTGATGTTGCCGATGGCGGCACAGCCAATCTGACGTTGCCTGCCGCATCGGCCAGGGCTGGTAAAGTTCTTTCTTTTGACAGTTCTGGCAACCCGCAGGCTTATGAAATTGGCGTGCCGATCGGAGCGTCTTACACAATCAATGACTTTAGCGGTTTGTTCGATGGTAATCAGACAGCATTTTTGTTGGACATAAACGGTGATAATCTTGGCACGACTGTCAACGACAACGGTTTTTGGATTATAGCACTTAACGGTGTAATCCAAACAGAAAGTGTCGATTACAATATTACAGTGGACTCAAGCGATATTGCTCGCGTTGTGTTTACAACTGCTCCTGAAAGTTTGGACACATGCTATGCAGTGTTCATCAGACTTTATGAAGGCGGCGTTCCTGACGCAGGCGGTGGTGGCGGTGGTGGCGGCGGCGAAGCAGATCCGACCAGCTACATTGAAATTGTAACATCTAATCCCGCTTCTGGCGAGTACGATGGCCAGACAATCTACAACACAACAGACGGCGCAATCTACATTTGGAAAGCTAGCACAAGCGAGTGGCTAGACATCTTCCAATCGTTTACTCCAGACGCGCCTGACGCAATTACTGTTGTTTCGTCCCTTCCTGGGGCAGGAACGGCTGGCCAGGTCGTGTACCTTTCAACAGATGAAAAGCTGTATGAGTGGGATGCTGGCAGCAGTCAGTGGGTTGCCATCGTGCTGACAAACGACACGTCGGCAACCGTTGCTGATGGATCTATTACGACGGCCAAATTTGCTCAGGGTATCACACCTGTCGAAATTGTTGCGACTCTTCCAAGCAGTGGCAACTTTGAGGGTCGGATGGCGTATCTGACTACAGACAACAAACTGTACAGATATGAGGGCGCAACATGGACTGCCGCTGTTGCGGGGTCAGATCTCACTGGTTCCGTCGATGGTTCCCTGTTAACTGCCAATTCTATTGCTGCTGGTGTCATTCAAGCTGGGGCTATATCAGCAACTGAACTTGCAGCAAATGCTGTATCGACAGCAAAGCTGGCGGCTGGTGCCGTCACTACAGATAAGATTACGGCCAATGCAGTCATTGCGGATAAGATTGCCGCTAATGCTGTAACGTCCGATAAAATTATTGCTAACGCAATTAGCTCTGGCAAGATCCAGGCCGGAGCAATTGGCGCTGACCAGATTGCTG